ATCGAATCAATAAAACCCTCCGAACTTGCCGACCTTATTAAGTCATTCTGCGAGGGCGGGATCGAAACCGAATCCGCTGAAACGTGGAGTAAGAAATGGAAACAATCAGACCAACCCTAAACACAACTAACAATGACCGAAACGATTGAACAAGCGGCTGAGAGGCTGTACACCGAAACAGAAGTTTTACAGTTACTTCATAATTACAGAAATAATTTTGAACTGTATCGAAACATTCAAGTGTTGCCCGATATGTTTTTTGCTTGGTTTAATAAGAACAAAAAGCAATCCTCTTAACCGAACCCGCATCGGATAAAGGAGTGGCAAGTAATGGAGTTAAACGATATGTACTTTACGGAACAAATATCCCATAACCGCATGGTCGAAATCCTCAACGATATAGCCGAGGGTAAGCACAAAGAAAGGATTGAGATATGAAGCAGACAGCGGTTGACCTATTTTGCACTACAATTGCAGATCATATTGAGGCAGTCTTTAATGGTTCAATTCAGTTAGATGAATTTGAAAAACGAATGAGGCAATCTTATGGACAAGCCAAAGAAATGGAAAAGGAACAGATAAAAGAAGCATTTAAACACGGACAACTTCCACGGTGGTTTGTAAATGTTGATGCCGAACAATACTACACCCAAACATTCACCGAACCCAAAAAGGATTGAATCAATTAATCATTACCTTTGTAACGTGAAGATGCCGAAAGACGTAACACTAATTGAGATCATCGTATTTGTCGTATTGTTTGCGATACTTTGCGGTGCGATAAATTTAATCGTGAATTGATATGGCAGCACCACAAGGAAATAAGTTCTATTTATTTAGAACTAAACATGGTCGAGATTATGCAATCGAAACACCTGAACAACTATTAGAAAACTACTGGGAATATTCTGAATGGTGTCGTAATAATCCATTGATCGAAATAGATTATCGAGGCAAAGACGCAACTCAGGTTGAAATACCACACATGAGAGCGCAAACAAAAGATGGGTTTGCTTTGGCTTGTGGGCTTTCTTGTTGGGAAAAGATTGATAAATACAAAAGCCGTGAAGGTTTTAGTGAGATCATTACGTGTATAGAAAGAAATATAAAAGAGCAAAAGTTTGGTGGTGCTGCTGCTGGTTTGTTAAATGCCAATATCATCGCCCGTGACTTAGGACTTACCGACAAGAAAGAAATTGATGCAACTGTTAACGCTCCATTAGTGATAACGCTCGATAGTGATAGCACTAACCAAGAAACAAAGTGAGGCGTATAAAGCAGCGACAAGTGGCAACTATCAGGTAGTAATATTTGGAGGGGCTATTCGTGGCGGCAAGACTTATTGTTTACTGACTACATTCATATCACTTGCATTAAATTACAGACGGTCACGTTGGGTAATTATCAGACGGTCACTTCCTGACTTAAAACGAAACACTTTGCCGTCTTTCAATTCTTTACTTGACAATGGAGTAAGGCAGCACATTAAGTCTTGGAATGGTGACACGCACGTACTGACATTCTCGAACGGATCGGAGATTATGTTTATGGCTGAATCGTTTGAAACGGATAAGGACTTAAACCGATTCAAGGGATTAGAGGCAAATGGGTTTGGATTTGAAGAGATCAACGAATGTCAGGAAGCAGCATTCTATAAAGCAATTGAACGGACTGGAACGTGGTTGAACGCAGATGGTAAACCTCCGATGGTAGTAATGGCAACATTAAACCCTGCTCAGAACTGGACAAAGAAACTATTTTACGAACCGTATCGAAACGATAAACTCCCTGCGAATTGGATTTACATTCCATCGTTCATAACCGATAACAAGTACATCCCACAAACATACATCGACAATCTAAAGTCGTTACCGCCCGTTCAATACGCTCGATTTGTTGAGGGCGATTGGGATGTTATGGAGGCTGTTGATAACCCGTTCCTTTACAACTGGAATGATGACAAACACATTGACAATTCGATACAGTTAAACCTTAACCGACCAGTTATATTTAGCATCGACTTTAACGTAGAGCCTTTGTGCGGATTGGTGATTCAGATGGACGGGCGCGATACGTATATTGTCGATCAGATACGAATATCGAACGGTGACATCAATAAGTTATGCGAATGTATCTTGTCGGTGGTTGGTGAGAATAGACGCGGATTGATAAAGATAACGGGCGATAATACTGGAACCAAACGAAATAGTTATTCGATGGAGAACCTTTCTGCTTTTGCTTTGATTAAACGGACGTTGAGGTTATCAGACAATCAATTCGTAGTGCCACGAAACCCACTGCATACAAACAGCCGTGTTGATTGTAATTCGGCACTATACAACCTAAAGATAAAAGTAAACGCCCATAAATGCCCGAACGCTGTAAATGACTTCAAGCGGGTTCGATGGGATGGTGAACATATCGTTAAAGCAAACCGTAACGATCCCGACCAACAAGCGGATCATTTGGATAATTTTCGCAACTTTGTCAACGCATTCCTTAAACCCTACTTATGATCTCAGTCGAAACCCATTCAAGCTACTATCTTAAACTCGTCACGCCAGAACTCAACTATTTCTTTTCAACAAACTTCGGTTGGATATGTAAGGGGATGCCGTTTGAATTTAAGTCAATGGTCGATGACAAGAAAGAAATTAGCCGTCTTGAAATATTGGTACACGCACACGCATCAGAATATCAACTGAAACAATTTAATGCTTACCTTTCGGCAAAGAAACTACAAGTAAAAGCACAATGAGCGTTTGTAACACTTGCTTTAATGGCGGCACTATTCCAAGTTGTGTTGCTTCGATTCAATTTGGAACGGTTGAGGTTGATACGACTTACAACCTTTGGATTCAGAACAATGCTACTCAGGCGATCCGAGGCGCATCAGTTGAATCGGATTCATCAGGTGTGGTTAGCTTCGATGACTTTCTGATCGATCCGCGTTCGGCTTATACTTTATGGTTAACAGCCGATGCAGAAAGTCCGAATCAAACACGCATCGACATTACAGTTGGTGAAGATGTTTACACCTCCATCTGTTTCGATGTGGTTAAATCGTTTAATAGTTTAGATGTTGTTGCAAGTCTTACCGAATGAAACGTCTAAGAAACATTCTTTACGGCTGGTGGCTGTTAATGATCGACACGCCTGCTTCGTGGCTGTTAAACGCGAAACGAAAGAAGCATTGTCAGCCTTGCCCATTACGAAACAAATACCTAAACGTCTGTAATGATTGCGGGTGTTTCCTTCCTGCTAAAAGACGAGTTGAAGAAGAACAGTGTCCACAAGGTAAATGGTGAAATATGGCTACTTGGGTACGTCTGAAGTCAAACTTATCGCAGTTTCCAATTAGCGATGATCCGATACTTAATGAGGCGCAAAGTATTGACTTGGGCGAGGTCTTTGTCAATATAAACTTTGATCTTGTTACTGATTGGTACGAACACGATGGTAAGATTTACCTAACGCATTTAAACGATATTGAATACAAAATCTTTTACGGTACAACTGATGAAGTGGAAAAACAAATTCGCAAAGGCACTATCACAAATCTTTTCAAAACCAGCTAAACACCGCAATCAGTCGATGGTGTTTCTGTTTGAAAAGGACGGACACAAGTATTACAAATTCCCAAAGAACACTAACTTACCGCTTGACCGATTCAGTGAGATGATGGCTTTGCAGGAGTTGTTATCTTCAGGGCTGTCAGGTAGTGAGGTTGAAAAGATATTAGAGGTAATGGAAAAAGCAATTCATTCAGGTCTTGCCAATCCACAAAATAGTGCAGTAATATCTACGTGCGTGCATTTAATTAGGCAGCGTAAGAGTAACATCATTCACCGTGACTTACTGCTTAACATCGCAGCGATTTGGATTGTACGCGATGACGAACCAATTGAATCAATCACGCTTGACATTCACAAAGCTAAACTCGAAGTATTTGAGCGAATGACTAAGGAGGATTCGCATGGTTTTTTTACGAGTTTGGAATTACCGCTTCTCGTTCCATTAGTGAGTATGTCGCCAATAGACTTCAAGGAATTGTGGGAAAACAACGCCAATCAAATGCGGACGTTAACGCAGCAGCTAACCTTGCTCAATTCGAACTTAGTTACATCAAGTCCAAAATTAAAGCAGCGTTCGATGAACAACTAATGGCGTTATGCGATGGTGACGTGCAAGAATTTAAGGAATTGAAACGGTCGGACATAGCGACTTATTTGCTTAAATTTGAGGACTACTATAAGCGCAATGTCAAAGAAAGCAATAATTGAGTTAGAACTGAAGGCAGACGGC